AAAGCCTATCAAGTTGACTTTGAGTACTTTACATTTCCTGTAGATTTATCTCTGCATTCTGATGTTCCTTCAATACCAGAAAGATTTCGGTATGTAATTGTAGATGGTGCAATGTACTACGCTTACATGTTTCGTGATAACATTGAGATGGCTACCTTGTCTCAACAAAAATTTGATCAAGGAATTAAGCAAATGAGAACTTTGCTTGTAAATGAAAATATTTATGTGAGAGCCGTTTAATGCCTGATCGCTGGCAAACTTACCCCTTTGAATTTAAAGGGGGTCTTATAACTAACTTATCTCCTTTTCAGCAAGGCGTACAGGCTCCTGGCTCTGCTCGTATTTTGCGTAATTTTGAACCGTCTATATTTGGTGGATATAGAAGAGTTGAAGGATATACTAAGTTTGATTCAATAGCAGTTCCTAATACAGGTGTAATACGGGGCATTCAAAGATATGTTTCTGATGTTTACGCATGTAGAGGAGATGATCTTTTCGTATCTGATGGCACATCCTTTACTGCAGATGTAAATGGAGCTACAAGTTCTAGCACTACTGTAGTCTTAGATAATAAAACTGATACTATTATTGTAGGTCAAACTGTTACTGGCACTGGAATATCTGGTACAGTCACTGTTGCAAGTATAAGTGCTCAGACAAGTTCAACTGCTACTATTGTTCTTTCTTCTGCACAAAGTTTAGCAGATAATACTCAACTTACTTTTTCCGGTTGGGGCCAAATTACAGATAATACGGCATTTAGCTCTAGCGGTGTAAATATTGGCACTGGCACATCAAAGGTAAGATTTGTAAAATACAATTTTGATGGCACAGATAAACTTATAATTGTAGATAATGCTGGAAAGCCTTTTAGATTTGATGGCACCACGTTTGAACAGCTATCTTCACTGCCCTCAGATACTTCAGGCTCTAGTTTTGTTGTAAACTTTAAAAACCATATATTTTTAGGAAACGGAACAAAAGTTGTATTTTCTGCTCCATATGAAGACGATGATTTTTCTGCGGCTAATGGTGGAGGAATAATTGATGTTACAGATACTATAACAGGTTTGATAGTATTTCGTGAGCAGCTTGTAGTATTTACTGAAAGAACTATTAGCGTAATAAGAGGATCAAGTGCTTCAGACTTTCAACTACTTCCTGTATCAAGAGATCTTGGTTGTGTGGCTGAAGATACAGTTCAAGAAATAGGCGGTGACATAATCTTTTTAAGTTCTGATGGTTTACGATTATTTAGTGCTACTGAGAAGATTGGAGACTTTAATTTAGGATCTATTTCTAAAACAATTCAGGTAGAAATGCTTGATTTAATTGATAGCTCCATAGGCGGCTTTACTAGCGTACTTATTAGAGAAAAAAATCAGTATAGACTACTTGGATACAATGCTTCTTATTCAAACTCTGCAGCTAAAGCAATAGCTGCTACACAGTTAGAACAGGGCATTGTTTGGAATGACTTGCGAGGTTTTAACGCATATGTAGCTTTTAGTGAATATGATGGGTTTGTTGAGAGAATATACTTTGCTGCTAACGATGGGTACGTCTACATAATGGAATCGGGAAACACTTTAGATGGAACTGATATTCCTGCAACGTTTGCTACTCCATTTGTTCCTGTCAATGATCCTAATTTAAGAAAAACTATATTTAAAGCTACTACATTTTTAGACGTTGAAGGCAGTTTTGATCTAGAATTTTCTTTGAAGTTTGATTTTGATCAGCCTAATAGTGTTCAACCTGACTCTGTAATTTCTTCAGATTCTGCTGCTACTGTTACATATGGTGATGGAATATACGGAGTAGGTTCTTATGGCGTCAAAAGAAAAGCAATTTACGATATTCAGACTATAGGATCTGGATTTACAGTTTCTTTATTATACGAAACAACTGGAGAAAACACTGATGCAGTGTTCACTATAGATGCTGCTACTTTAGAATTTACTACAAGTGGAAGGAGATAGTAATGGGTACAGGCTACACCCGTAACGATACAGGAAACAATATTGCAGATGGAAACGTAATTAACGCTTCCGATCTTGATGGTGAGTTTGATGCAATTGTTACAGCATTTAATTCAAGCACAGGACACACACATGACGGAACGGCTGCGGAAGGCGCACCTGTTACCGTAGTAGGTCCAGCGCAAGACTTTGTTGTATCCGCTACTGAGATAAAACCAAAGACTACTAATACACTTGATATAGGAACTACACTTCTTCAGTTTAAAGATTTGTACATTGATGGCACAGGGTACATTGACGCTGTAGACATTGATGGTGGTAACATTGATGGTACTATCATAGGTGCATCAAGTGCGGCTGCTGGTACGTTTACAAATGTAGGAGCTTCTGGATATCTTAACTTTACTTCAGCTTCTACATTTATTGGTGCTGGTAATAATGCAATTCAAAGAGATGCGGTTGGTGGTCTTGTTTTAACAGGACAAGGTTCGACAAGTGACTTTACATTTATTAATGACCTTGGAACAACTTGGTTAAGTGTAGCAAGTGGTACAACAACTGCAACCTTTGCTGGTAATGTAGATGTTCCTTCTGGTGTTATGTCAGTAGGATCTGGTGGTGCTGTTGCTAACTTTGAATTAACCGTAAATGGTGAACTACGCACAAGTGGTTTTAACATTGGTAATCCAGGCGTTTCTGCTTACCAGATTAACACGGTTGCTGGTGGCGATATGTCACTTAATGAAACCTCTGGAGGCGATGTAATTCTTGTCAATGGTGGTGGTAATGTTGGCATAAGCACAACTAATACCGCAGGAACTGTAGGAAGTTTTGATGGTATAATACTTTATAATGCTGGAGTTATAGGAGTATCAGCAACCAGTAATAGAAGTGTTTTTTCACGAAGAAGCACGGACGGAAGTATAATAGAGTTTAGAAAAGATAGCACCATTGCTGGCACTATTGGGACATCTAGTGGTGGATTGACTATTGGTTCTGGTTCTTCTGGAACAACAGCACTTACCCTCGACTCAAGCCAAAATGCAACCTTTGCTGGTGATGTCTTTGTTGGCACATCTGACAACGATCTCCTGTCTTCCTATGACAACTTGCGTATTGGTAATGCTGGTTGGATGGGATCTATTGATAGTGGTAATGAAAACCTGTTCATAGGATCAAATGTTAAACTTAATGCTGCTGGTAATTATGAATACATAACGACTAATGAGGCGTCTATGTACCGTATGGGTGACGGCACCCACAAGTTCTATACTAACGCTTCTGGCACTGGTGGAACAACCTTTACGCCAACGCTTGCCCTTACCATCGACTCTAGCCAAAATGTTGGTATAGGTACTACCGCACCTGATAGAAAACTTCATGTCTTTGAAGGTGACTCTACAATAACACCTAATTCAAATGGTCACTTAGTTGTAGAAAATAGTGGTGTATCCTTCATAAATATTCTAGGTGGGAATGGATCTGTCAAAGGCATTTTGATGTCTGGTAATAGCGTTAATGCAGATGGCAGACTTACCTATGATGACAATAGTAGAAACTTAGAATTTTGGACTGCTAGTTCTGAGAGGATGCGTATTGATTCTTCAGGTAATGTTGGAATTGGAATAGCCTCTCTTTCTACTAGAAAATTAGCTGTCAAATCACCCGGCGTAAATTCTGCACAAATTTGTTTAATTGATGCAAGTAGTTCCAATGAGGTTTGGCAAGTAGGTCAACAAGCAGACGGTGATGGATTTCTTGTTTTAAGAACTGATAGTGGTTCTGGAACAGTTCTCTTTGATGCTAGTGGAGACAACTATATTAATGGTGGTGATTTAGCTGTAGGAAATTCAACTCCTTTAAATAAATTATCTGTACATGCAACTGCTACAGGTGGATATGTCAAAGATACTGATACTACTTGGAACGGTATTACAATAAGACAAACACTATCAAATGCATCAAGTGCAGCAGGACTAAAGTTTGAGACTACTTCTACAACTCAAAACGGTGTAGCTGCGATTGTTGCAGAGCGAGTAACAACTAACAAAGCTAATTTAAACTTCCTTGTGTCAGATGATAATGGAACAACCTATACTGAAGCATTAATTTTAGATGGCAGTGGTATAGCTATTTTTAATGGTCCTATTCGTAATGCGGATGGATCAACCTCTGCACCAAGTTATACTTTTAGTAATGATACTGATACAGGAATATCAAGACCATCAGATAACACACTTGCATTTTCTACGACATCTGATGAGAGGATGCGTATTAATTCTAGTGGCAATGTTGGCATAGGTACTTCTTCACCATCAGCAGGTGTTCAGCTTGATGTGCGTGGCACTGGTGTCTTACAGCTAGTGAATACAGACACCGTTCAACTTTTAGCAAGTAACGGTGGAAGTACATTAAAGAATGTATCTAATAACCCACTGCTTTTTGGCACAAACAATACAGAGCGTATGCGTATTACTGCAGCAGGCAATGTTGGCATAGGTACTACCTCACCAACACAAAAACTAGATGTTAATGGAACAGTAAAAGCTACAGCATTTTCAGGCGATGGTTCTGCACTTACTAATCTTCCGGGCGGTGGAGAAGCTAGTGTAGAAGCGTGGGCAAATTTTTACGGGGGAGATAATACGCTTTCAATCAACGACAGTGGCAATGTTTCAAGCATAACGGATAACACAACTGGTACACACACTGTTAATTTTACTACTTCGTTT